AGGCGGCGGCCGGCGCGCGTCTTCAGCTCCTCTCGGGATTCGCCCATCACGCGCGAACGCTCCACTTTTGCTTTGAACCCGGCCCAGTCGATCGATTCCCAGCGAAGCGCGATGTATTCGCTCGGGCGCATTCCCGTATAGAAGGCAAACTGAAAGACGTTCCTGGCCTGGCCCTGGGCTGCTCCGAGGATGGCCGCAATCTCCAGGGCGGAAAACGGATCCACCTCATATTCCGCCTTGTACGCGTCGCGGTCTAATGTTTTTTGCAATTTGACCCGGTCCAGCGGATTGCTTTCGATCAGGTCGTCGTTTATCGCAAGCTCCAGCGCGCCGCGCAGAGGGATGAGAATTTGACGGACCGAGGTGGCTTTCAGCGACAGATCGACAATCCAGCTGCGCAGCGCGGCCGGCGTAAGCTCGGTGAGCAGAGTGTCGCCCCATTGCTCCAGTAGAATTTTGTTGAGCACCCGTTTGTAGCTCTTCAACGTGCTGGGCGCGAGGATGCGCTCATAGATTTCGAACTGCTGTTTAAGCAGGTCGCCGACGGTTACATCCTTGCCCCGAGGTTGCAAGCCGAACTTTTTCAGCTGGGTCGAATCAGGGAAGTACTTGGCATAACTGAAATTTCCCAGCGCAATTGCGTTCAGGATCTCGCCGCGCAGCCGCTCGGCGTATTTGATGTTTGCCTTGCTGTGCGCCAGCTTCAGCGTTTCCCTGCACTCGGTGCCCCGGTACATGAATTTTATGCGGATCGATTCGCTTTGGACGCCCGACCGGAGTTCGACGCCTGGCGGGCTGGACTTGCTTGTTCCCATTTTGCTACCCATTCTTCTACTGCCGGCAGGTTGATCCACAGCCGGCCATCCACAATTTTGCATTGATTGCCGTCGAGCCACTTGCCCGCCTTGCGGCGGGCCTGCACGGAATCGACGGAATCTCCTGATATTTCGACGTAGCGCTCCAGCTTCACCCAGGCCAGAGGCTGGCGCTCTGCTTCTGCCTTGGCAGCCGCTGCGCGCGCGTTGCGTTCGATGGTCTCGACCAGCTTGGCCACCATGTCGTGCTCGCTCATGTTCATGGCGCGCTCCCGGCCGCCACGTCAGCAGCATGTTCCAGGGCGGCTCGCTCGCGGCCAGCAGCGACCAGCACGCGGAACACGTCGCTGTTGCGCAGCAGCGCGCCTGGCTCATTCAAGCCCCACAGGACAGGCAGCGCCGATATTTGATCCATCAGCCGCCCGATGATCGGCTGGGGTGCAGCCGCCGCCGGCAGCGGTGAGTGCTTCGGCTTCGCCGCCTGCTTGGCGCGGATCGCCTCGACCTTCGTCCAGATCCTGGCCAGCTCCGTCTCGCCAGCGGCGTGCATGTCTAAGCCCTGGGCCAGGCACAGCGCGGCCAGCGTGACCATGACGCCTCCGACTTCCTGCGCGCGCTCGCCGACCGGGCGGCAGTACACATAGTCGACCAGTTGGTACGCTTCGCTGGCCGTGCAGCCGCATGCCTGCACTAGTTCCAGCGATTCTTCCAGGAAACGGTGATTGCGCTCAGCGCCGTCGGCGGAGAATTCGGCACCGAAGCACGCCATCATCCATGGCTGCACGCGACCCTGGAATGAATCGGCGGGGGCGCTGACAGGTGTCTTGTGTTGCTCGTTATTCATTATTGTGGTTGCTCCAATATGGTTAATTCGGCGGGCGCGACCGGCTCGGCCAGGCCCTCGATGTACACGGTCATTTCAGAATCCCCCTTGTGCCAGCAGAAGCCTGAAATGAAGCGATTCATGCCCTGGTAGCCGACTGGCCTGGCCAACTGCTTTGCGCGGTGCAGGCGCAGGTCGTGCTGGTCGGCCAGCTCGCGCGGTGATTCGGCAGGCGCCGGCGCGCGGGCGCTCATGCCGCCCACCAAGCGCCGGTCACGCTGGCGATCACGTAAATCAGGATCAAGGCGGCCGCCACGCGCGCCGTGCGTGGGCTGCGATCGCTGTTCGGGACTTCGTCGTTGTCATTCATGGCGCAGCTCCCGGAGCGCCTGGAAGTGCGGCCACCGTCTCCACTGGTGTCAAAGCCTCACCTCGCCGCGCCAAAAATTCCCGCGCCAGCCGCTGAATGTTGTTCTCGCCGGTGTTGATCCGTTCGGCAAGCGCCGAGTCCGGATTGCGCACCGATTCAATCTGCTCACGCTTCACGCCCAGCACCTCGGCCATGATCGGGTCAGCGCCGCTGTCCGACACTAGAAAGTAGGCAGAGCAGGGGGCATCCTGGCCATCACGGTGCACGCGCCCGATACATTGCTCATGCACGCCAGGCGACCAGTCCAACTCACCGAACACGACAGTATTGCAGTAGCCTTGCAGGCCGTCGACGCCAGCACCCGAGCGCAGCGACATGATCAGTACTTGGGCCTTGCCAGTCAGGAAGGCGTTGACTGCCTCGTCCTTTTGGTTTGCCGACTCGCTACCTGTGTACAGCACGGGATTGAAGTCGGCTAGCGCTTCCATCCAGATGCTATAGACTGCGCGGTGCCAGCCGAACAGCACGATTGGCTCGCCACTGTCGAGCAGCAGTTTGACGAATTCGGCGACGTAGGGCGCCTTGGCGATGCCAGTGGCCTGGCGCATCAGCGCATCGAACTCGCCGGCGGCTTGCATCTTTTCACCGCGGAACTGCTCGTTATGGCGCAAGACGATCTTGGCCAGGGAAATCGCGTCGCTGTGCAGGGCGTCGAGCGCCTTCTCGTCGGCATCGACTTCGTGCACAATCTTCGATAAGTCTGGCAGCTCCCGGCCGACGTCAGCGCGCGTGCGGCGCAGCATGATGCCTTCGCGGCGCAGATAGGCGCCGAATTCCTTGGCGTTGGCCAGCCTGGCCTTGCCGTCCACCTCGGTCGAGCACCATTCGCGCACGAATTCGTCGTACTCGCCCAGCGCCTCGGGCGCCACCACGTTCAGCACGTGATAAAACTCGTGACCGTAGTTGTAGATCGGCGTCGCGCTCAGGCCCATGCGCCGCGCGGCACCGGCGCCAAGGTGTGCGGCAGCCTGGTAAATCGCGGTGCCGGGGCTACGAAGTGCCTGGCATTCGTCATAGACCACGTATTTCGCCACGCCGTGCAAAGTCTCTGCCCAGCCACGCAGCTTGTGATACGAGGTGATGATCACGTCCGGCAGGCGCGGCGGAATCAGTTCAATCTGCTTCGAGCGCGAGCGCGGCATCAGGTCGTATGGCGAGCCTTTCTTGAGAATGTGCACGGTCAGGTCGGGCGCGAACTCCTTGATCATGGCGCGCCACTGGCGCGGCAAGTGCGCTGGGCAGACCACCACCACGGGCAGGTTCTCGGCGCGCACCATGCCGCAGATCGCCGAGACTGTTTTCCCCAGGCCCAGGTCATCGGCCAGCAAGAAGCCGCCTTTCAGTTCAAGCATCTGCGCCGCGAAGGCCTGATACTCGCGCGCCGGCTTGGCGAGCTTGATCTCGAAAGGCGCCACATGGCCAGCCATGAGGTCAGCCAGCTGCGTCTCGCTGTCCCGGTGCTGATCAGCCAACCGGTCCATGATGTCGCGGCGGTCGACGTCCATCGGGTACCGGCCAATAAACCAGGCCAGTTCGCGCGTATTCTCGGGCGTCACCGAAATGCAGATGTGCTTAGCGGCGTGCTGCGGCACGCGCGGGAAAACGCGCTTGAGTCGCGCCCGCACGAATGGTTCGCCCTGGATCAACCAGAAACGCTCGGTATAGTTGATGGTTCCGTATGTCGAAGTCAAAACGATGCTCCTGTCAGTTTGATAATACGCACTGGCTTGCCATGCAGTTGGTCGACTTTGGCACCAGCGCTACCCCAGAACCTGGTTGTTACCAGCACCACGGCTGTAACGTCGGGCCGCGCGGCGTAACGGGCGATTTGCGTGAGCGCCTGCGACAGCGAACCTTTAATCTTGGCCTCGATGACGATGCCGGGCGCGACGAGGAAGTCGAAGCGATCTTTTGGGCCGGCCACCACCTCGCGCTGGAATTCAATTCCGGCTTCGGTGAGTACCTGCGCCATGCCCTCGTGTAGGGCCACTTCGTTCGCAAACCGATAGGCGAAGCGCGGCAGCGTTTCCGCCACGCTGCGCAGGATCATTGCGCTCACGGCGTCACCCGCTTAAACTCGATCACCCACACCCATGGATTCAATGCCCAGCTGCCGGTGCCGTTGATGGCTTCCCACAAGTGGCTGTAGTGCTCGCTCGGCGTCGCGTTGTAGTTGTAGCTCGGGATGACGCCATGGCCACCAGGTGTACCCTCTGCGCGTGCGTCGGCTTCGCTGCAGTCACTCAGGCGCTCGACGCGCACCGACACGATCTCCAGCAGGATGCGGCTGGCAGCGCGAGGCATGAAGATAGAGGGGCGCTTGTACCAGCCGGGTAGTGCGCCGCCGCGCCTGGCCGCCAGCGGCACGTCCGGGGATTCGACGTCGTACTGGTATGCGCGGTGGCATTCGGCGGTCATGTCGATGAAGTGCCATTCGTCGCGGCGCTTCTTCTCGCTGTAGCGCGTCACCCAGCGGCCGTAAGCGAAGAAGGTTTCGCGCACGCGCAGGAGGTCGCCAGGTTGCCCGTAGGGACAAGAGCGCTTCGACTCCTGGAGTAGCTGGAGCAGGGCGGCAGGATCGCCGGCCCATGGCTCAATGCGCTTGTCTGCGACCATTTCAGGCGCGGGTTTGATTGGGCGCCGCGTCTGCGTCTTGCTGCCGTCGAGTACGGCGCGCACCATGGCGCCGTTCATGAGGATAGGGCGCTCTTTCACGTTGCACCGCCTTTCAGGAAGCTGTTGATTTGGATGGCCAGCGGATTAATGGCAGGCTGCTCGCCGGTCGCCTGGACTGCCTTGACGTGATCGTTGTGAGGCTTGACCGCCTCAGCCAGCAGTGCGCGAGCGGCGCGGAGTTGGGCGTTCAAGCCTCGCAGGCCGTCCTTGATCAGATTATTGTTCTCAAGGTTTTCGGTGCTCAGTCCATCGCACGCATTCCAGCAGGCGACCAGGCGCCGGGCGTTGGCCTCGCGCATGCCGGGCGCGTTCTTGAAGTCGATGGCGACGGCGATGGCGTGGCCAGTGAACTCCGGCCCGGTGCCGCAGATGACATTTTCGTGCGCGCCGTCATTGTCGAAAATCTGGTCGTCCACCACCAGCAGGCAGGGGGTGTGTTCGCTCATGCTGCCGCTCCCGCCACAGCCGCCACCGTGTAGATACCCTGCGTGCCCTTGACCACGCCGCCGGCTTCCATCGCCTCGATCAGCCGGGCCGCCCGGTTGTAGCCAATGCCCAAATACCGCTGCACCAGCGATATCGATGCGCGCTGCCGGCTGCGCACCAACTCGACGGCCTGGTCATACATCGGGTCGCTCACGCTGCCGTCGCCAGGCAGCACGGCGCCTACCGCTTCGCCATTCAGCTGCATCACGGGGCGCTGTTCGCGCACTGGCTCGTGGCCTTTGGCCGGCGCCGCGTCAACGGCTGGGCCCGGCGGCCGCGCATCTACCTCGGCTTCGCCACCCAGTGCCTCGACCAGATCGGCCAGCATCTTGGCCAGCTCGCCCGTCATTAGCGCAAAATCGCTGTCGAAGCGCTCGTCGTCGTTGCGCGTGGCGCTTTCCTTGATAATTTCCAGCGGCTTCACCGATTTGATAGCCAGGCTCTCGTCCAGTACGAAGCTGATCTTGTCGCTCCAGGTCATGGCCAGGCGGGTGCACTGCTTGCCGGCGGCAATGTGGCGGCGGATATCGTCCGCTTCCAGCGTGTGGCGCTTGTACGCCACCTGGGCCTTGCTTTCGCCCGTGGCGCGCATGATCGCGTCTTGGTCGACCGTGAAGCCGGCCGGTGCGTCGTCGTGATCCAGCCATTCCGTCATTGCGCCCACGGGCGAGCGCTGCACGCGCAGGCTTTCCAGCGGGAGCTTGTCGACGGATTTCAGCAGCAACTTCACCACTTCGTCAGCCTTGGCCGGGCTGGCCGCGTCCACCACCAGCCAGCCATTCACCGGATCGATCCACACGGCCGTGGTGCTGAGGATGGCGAACGCGCGCGGCAGCAGCTCGTCGGTGACGCGCTCCTTCAATTCCTTCATGGCCTTCTTGCCGGGCGCGAAGCCTTGGGCTTCTTCCATTTCCAGCGCGCGGGCGGCGGCGACCTGGTTGATCACGGTCGACGGCAGCAGCTTCTTCTCGGTTTTCAGCTGCAGCAGGAACTGGCCGCCGACGGCGTGCACGAGCGGCTGGTCGGCGCCGCGAGGCGAGGCCCAGCCCTGACGCACCAGGTCCATGCTGGTAGCGGGCGTGAACTGCTGCGGCGCCAGCGCCTGCTCGAGCACGGCGGCCGTCATGACCCAAGGGGCGGGCAGGCGGTAAATCTGGAGGTTTTTGAAAAACATGGCGGCTGCTCGCTTAATCGTTGTATGGGAAAGTGGTGTCGAAGTCATCGGCATCCGCGTTTGCGTCGATGATCAGGCGCGTTTTGGCCGTGTACATCTGGAACAGGCGCTTTTCGAAATTAAAGAGTGGGCCGACGAAAATCTTGTTTTTGATATCGGCGCCACCCAGGCTCAGGCCCCACACCTCGCCGTCGCCACGGATCCGCAAATGGATTGCGCAAGAGGTATGTCGTTCCTGATCAGGGTCTTCATCGATCGAGATATCGATGTAGCCGTCGTGCCGGTCGCTACGGTTGATGTTCAGCGTGAATTTTTCGCCGCGCAGTTGGTGTGCGTTCCACGCGTCTTTCTTGCTTTCGATGAATTCATCCAGCAGCTCTTGCAGCGTGATCGTGGCCGGCGCTGGCGCCAGCAGTTCGGCAATATCCTTGTCCAGCTTCTCGGTGAACTCCGCGGACATGACTGCGCCGACGCGCTTCTTGATGATGTCGCCCACCAGTTGGCGGTACGACGGCAGGTCTATCGTGTCGAGGTCGATTTCGATCAGCGTGCCGATCTTTTCCTTGAGCGCCTTGCCGAAGTCGCTGTAATCGCGCAGGTGCTCGTTGATGCCGGCGGTGACGGCCGCGCCGATCTGCTTATGAATTGCTTCCTCGATGGCGCCGGATGCGACTACCTTGTCAAACGCTGCCGCTACCGCCTCTTTCAACTGATCCATGATCTTCTCCGTTGCCGCTACTGACTTTCAGGTGAATGCCAGCAGCTGGTTAATTACGTTGTCCAGGTCCTGCCTGGTGTATTTGGTCAAAATTCGGGACAAAATCACGTCGATGGTCGCGCTATACAGCGCCTCGAACTCGATCTCGTCCATCTGCGAAAACGAAATGCTTTTCGCCTCCAGGCGCACCTCGCCCTTGAGGTTCACCGTCGATTCGAAGAAGCCGGCCAGGATCGCTATGTCCTTGCGAAAGCGCTCTTTGTTCTTCGCCACGGCCTGGCCCTGGTAGGTCAGGCCGCTGCGCGGCTCCCACTGATCAAAGGCGAAAGTCACCAGGGCGAAGTATTTTTTGTGGAACTGGTAGTTCCGCAACTTCTTGAAATCGGCGTGCATCAGCGCGCCGGCCTTCATCTTCTGGATGAAATCGGCCGCCGCCTCGTCGTGCGGCACGAGGATGTTGGCCATTTTCATGAGCACGATTTCTGTCAAGGCGGTGCTCCCGCGCAGCGCAGGGCCGTCATGCTGCCGGCGCCAGGTCGGCCACGTCGATCACGATGCCGCGGCAATACGGTTCGCCGTCTTCCACGATTTCGAAGGTGGCGTGCGGCACGTCGGTGCGGTAAGTCCAGCTGTAGCCGTCTTCCTTGCCCCACAGGGCATCCACGGCGCGCACCTGCGGCGCCCGGGCGAAATAGTCCTTGAGTGCCTCGTCGTCGTGCTTGATGTCTTCGCGGAACGGCAGCAAGCCCTTGGCGTCGAGCAGTGCGATGGTCGGCGCGCCGCGCTCGTCGTCCACGATGCCACGGAACTCCATCAGGTCGTCGCTGGCGCCAAAAATCACGATCAACCCCGCGGCCTTGGCCTGCTGCTCCTCTTCCTTCGCCATTTCGCTGCCGTATTCGCGGCCCGTCAGCAGGCCGGCCAGCAGCTCCTTGCTCAGCTTGACCGGCGCCAGCTCGACGGCCGGCGTGCCCATGTTCGTGTACGGGTGCTTGTCGGCATGCGGCTTGATGTACGCGTAGAAGTGCTTGCCGACCGATTCGGCGCCAGCGAAGGCTGCATACTCGGTGGCCGTAACGTTGGCGTAGTGGTACACGTCCGCTGGTGCGCCCTTGCGGAAGAACTGCACGGCCAGGGTCTCGGTCGCCGGGCAGTGGCCGATGGCGGCAATCTGCGAGGATTGGATGGCGTGCAGGGTGATTTGTGGCGCTGCGACTGCTGTATTCATTGGTTTCTCCTGGTGGTGGGCGGGGTGGTGTTTATGCGGCTTCGGCGACCAGGCCGGCGCGCGCGGCGGCAAAGTCGAACTTGGCCAGGCGGTCGATGGCCTCGGCCGCCATCAGGCCGAACTGCTCGAACATCACATCGAGGATGTCGTTGTCGGATGGGTAGAGGTCATCGGCAGCGGCGTCGAGCAGGTCAGGTGCTGGCGCTGGGTGGCTCGGCGCCAGCACCGGTGCGGCGGCGGCCAGCGCGCGGCGGGCGGCAATAGGGGCGGCAGGTTTGGGCGCCGCAACTTGGGCGACCGGCTCGGCGGCGCGCGCCGCGGCGAGCTGTGCGGCTTGCTCGGCTTGCACAGCTTCATTGGCCAAGCGGTCGGCGTCGACCTGGGCCAGCCGTGCGGCTTCTGCTGCAGCGGTTTGCATGTCCAGCAGTTCCTGGCGCTGGCGTGCGATTTCCGCTTGCTCCAGCCGGTTCTGCTCTGCTTGGGCGTCTGCCTGCTTTTTCAATTCAGCGGCCTGGGCCTCGCGTTGGCGCAGCGCCTCGGCTTCCTGCTCGGCGGCCAGCGCCGCGCGGCGGTCGTCTTCGGCCTGGCGCTGGGCAGCGATGCGGTCAGCTTCCACCTGGGCGATGCGCCGGGCCTCGGCAGCCGCTTCGCGCAGTTGCGCCAACTCGGCGCGCTCGGCGGCAATGCGGGCGGCTTCTTCTTCGTTCGCCACTGCTGCGGCATGCAGGCTGGCCAGCTTGGCGCTCACTTCGGCAACGACCTTGGCAGCATCCTTCTCGAATTCGGCAAAGCGCTCCTTATCCACGACGATGGCAGCCACAGTTGCTGCGGCCACCTGAATATCGGCAGCGGACTTGCCCACCAGTTCCAGCGGCGTATCATGGATTGCCGCAATATCAGCCTGGATCTCAGTAATGCGTTCGCGCTCCTTCGCAATCGCAGCTTGCTTTTCGGCCTCGACCTTGGTGTCGTAGGCGTCGCGCAGCTCGAACACGCGATTTTCTTCTGGCGTGATCAGCGCAATCAGGTCTTTTCCCTTTGCAATCACCGCCTTGCTGAAGTCTGTCGCGTCTTTGCGTGCGGCCTCGCCGACGGCCTTGATGCCGGTGCGCAGTTTCAGCAGGTTCATGCCGATGCGGTGCGCCTGCTCGCGGCCGGCGGGATCGATGACGGCGGTGATATCGGTCGAGGCGGCAACCTGTTCCTTGATTTTTGCCTCATAGTCCACGGCGCCCAGCGCGACGGCAGCGCGCTGCGGCAGGGTGAGGGCGGTGGTGGCCGGCGTGGCCTGGGTGGTTTCGGTGATCATGCTGCCTCCTTGAGTTTGAAAAGAATTTCGCGGTCCGATACACGGCGCGCGAAAGCGGCCAGGTCCAGCACCATTGCGTCAATAAAGTTGTCGTCGCGCATTACACGCTTGATGTACAGGTCGTTACCGGCGTTAGCCAGGTCAGGCACGTACATGATGAAATCGCACCACTTGCGAGCCGTGATCCACATGCCGCCCTGCATCTGGTGCATGTACTCGGTCATGTCGCCCGTCTCCAGAATCTCGACGATCTTCACGCTGTCGATTGGCGCCTTGATCTCGATCAGGCCGTCATTGCCCACAAACCCGTCCGTCGAATAGCCGAACAAGCCATCGTCCGTCAGCACCAGCCCCGCCTCGGTGACCATGCACTCGGTGCGCGCTTCGTACGCCATGCGTGCCAGGCGCTCCATTTCGTGGCCGCGATCCAGTACCCAAGCCTTGACTGGCGCGCCGTAAGGCTTGCCGCTGATGCGTTCGATAGCCAGGTCGGCCGCGTATTTGTCAGACGCGATGGACGGATCGCCGGCCTTGCGCTTGCCGGACGTGCGAGACAGCTTGGACACAGCGTCGGCGTAGCAGGACGCCGTGATTACGCCGGCGCGGGCCTGGTGCCAATCCGGCGTGCCTTGGGCGCAGGTAATGAATCTCATGCTGCCCCTCCTGCTTTCTGAGCGCGAGCCATCAGGCCGTCGTAGTGAGCGGCGAGCATGTTCTGCGTGGTTTTTGACAGGCTTGCCCAGCTTGCAGCGAAGACCTCGGCGCCGTCGTCGGCGAGAACTTCCATGTCAGCAAGTATTTCGGCCGCCGCAGTGGAGAGCGGTTGGGGCGCTGATTTCTCTGCCTTGGGCGCGGGCTGTGCGGCAGTGAGTGCCGTGCCGCGTTCCGTCACTGCCGCCTTGAAGGCGCTCGACGCAACGGCGTCCTTGGCCTCGTTGATCGCCTTGACGCCAGCCTTCCAAACAGCTGCCAGGTCATCAGCGGTTGGCGCAGCATTGGCCTTGGCCACCCACTCAAGCGCCAGGGGCGACATTGCTGGGTCACCGGCATCCTGGCTGCGCAGTTCTTCTGGCAGGTCTTCGATGTCCTGTGTGAAAATGTCGGATGCTGCTGTGACGTTTAAGGTCATGGCGATCATGGCGCGCTTGCATGCCATTTTCAGGACAGTATTTGACAGATCGGCC